GGACAGGGCGCACAGAACGGTGTTGATATACGCTTCTTTGACAGGTTAACACAGCGCAACGATGCGTATGGATTTAAGTTATATGAGGATACTGTAGAGGGTAAATCAAAAGCTGTTATTGAACTGGCGTTACAAGGTGACACTGTTGAGGGTGTTCGTGGTACAGCGGCACACGAAGCATTTCATGTCTTGCAAGATTTCTATGCATCAGAAAGCCCCAAAGATAAAAAGGTTCTCGACTCTTTCTACAAGTTGGACAAGGACGGCAAGGTCAATTACAAGGCACTTCCTGCATCTATAAAGCGTCTGTGGAAAAAGCATGGGCGAGAAGGCTATCATGACCTAGCACTCAAGGGTCAACTACCAGACCAGATAGCTAAAAGTCCATCTGAGTTTCAGGCTATGACCTATGAGTATTACAAGAAGGCCCAAGCCGCTGGTGAAGCCAACCCCTTGTCTGGTCCTATGGGTGGGTACTTTAATTTTATAAGTCAGTTTCTACCACGCCTTAAGAACTCCCTAAATGGTATGGGCTTCCAAACTGCACAGGATGTATTCGCCCGTGCTGGCAAGGGTAAAACTGGGCAACAACTAAAAGGACGTAAGCTAACCCCAAGAGAACCAGCACCATTCCGTCAAGCGGCTGAAGAAGCTAGTGAACGGAACATAATGGAAGAATACAAGAAACAAGTAAGTTCTACTGGTATGCAACCTACCCGTGATGGAGACATTATAGAGGGTTCCATTGAATATGAAATGGAAGCTGGCCCAGTAACTAGTGTTGAACAGAAAGCACCCCTTAGGGATGGTGTGAATTTCTTGCGAACATTACTTAGAAGTGATTTGAGTGACATTCCAGAACTACGAGGAAAAATACCTCAATCACTTATTGATGCCGCAAAGGGTGAGAGTATGGCAAATTTTCGCACTGCCCTTTTAAATCATCCAAGTAGGTATATTTTGGACCAAACAAATGACAATAGAGTTATAGAAAAATTTGGCAATCACGGTCTTGTTATTGGAGAAGTAGAAAAAAATCGTGCGTCTCCTGAAATGGATGAAGATGTTACTTTCACACTGGTTCGCATGAGTGGTGACGGCAACAATAATATAAGAGTTACCACTATGAGGTCTACAAAAGCTGATGCTTTGGAAACCACACAGTATCTAGGAACAGACTCAGAACCATCAACCGTTTATTTGCCTTACTCTAATGAGACTAGGCAACTTAATCAACAGTTAATAGATGAGGCGCGAATTTCTAAGTCAGTTAGAAATATTAAAAGAAATGTTTTAGTGGTATCAGATGTTAGAACTGTGTACTCTGATGATTTATATGAAGCATCAACTTTAATTGACGAAAACAATGCTATTCGCATAGGTCAAGAAGGTGGTTCGGTTAGACTCCTCAATATAGATTTCAAGGTTGATGACAGTTTTGAAGCTGACGAAGTTTTCAACACACCAATTAATCTTTCGGGTATGTCAAAGCTATATGGCGCGGTTCTTGCTGGTGTAAGAAAAGCCTTAGATGCACAAAAGAAACGCGGCGAAAGAATTGATGGAATAATCTTTGCTGGAAATGAGTCTAAACGTGATGCGACTCGCGCTACAGAAGGGTTGTTTGGAGCCAATCAAAAGCAAAGAATTTATAATAGAATTGCTAAAATGAAATCTTTTGCCAAGGAGTTTCCAGAACTATCTATGGAGACTATATCTGGTTTTGGGTCCACCGTTATGCCCACAAACAAAATCAGACAAGCAAAAGCAGACGTACAAAGCAGGGCGCAACAGAGAATAGAACAACAGTTAGCTTTATTCAATGATGATGCGACTACTGTTGATGCGGATTTTGATGTTGTCGATTCAGAAGCCTTAGAAGCTATTCTTGGTGAAGCATCAATGCGGTTTGAACGTGTTCCTGATTTAAGTCAGGTAACACCAAATCGAGCAAACAATCAGGTAGCAAACACACTTGGCTTAACAGATAGAGAGCGTGCGTTATCATCTCTTGATGTTCTATATAACCCTGACTTCTCAGTGACTGTTCCAGAACGTGATATAGGTGGTCCCGGCCCTGATGGATTTGAAAGGACGGCTGGTTCTAACATTAATGAAGTAGCTAGAGCCTTACAAAATCGTGCGCTTTCTATAATCGGTCAGGCAATAACAAAGTCCAACCCAGAGACGGACGAAATGTTGGCTAAGATTATGGCGGCAGAGACAGTAGCCGCCATGCAAAACAATCCAGACACCAACGCGGCTAACTGGTACACAGAAAATATTAAGAGGGCAATAGCTTCTGTGTCCAAACTTTACCCAGAGATAGCAACAAACAGAGAACATCGTTCTGCTTTTAGCGTTGCATTAGCTATAACATCCCAAGGAATAAAGGTAGACAGAAACTCTGCTATTGGCCTTGGTGCTTACGAGTTCTGGAGAAAGAATGGTAGGTTCCCAGAGTTCGGTGAGGGTGAAGCCGCTGGTGCAATGAGGGCCAACTTCAAAACAGCAAACAAACTTATGAAAGCGTTTAACGCAAGGGGCAGAAACTTTAGGTTTGTTGATTTCCTAGACAGTCAATACACCAAGCGAGAGTTGATGGAAACCCTTGAACAAGCTGGTATAGACTTGAAGGGGCCGGATTCTGTATCCCTCAGTGGCGAAAACATGGACGCCAAACTGTACGGTTCTTTTGTCTTTGGACCAAAGATTGGTCAGGGTTTCTACCAAAACCTGATGGGTAACTACGACCCAGTTACAATAGATAAATGGTTTATGAGAACATGGGGCCGACTGACAGGTACATTAATTGGTAAGCCAGCTTACAAAGACAACATTGCCGCATTGAGAACTATGATGCTTGAAGAGGGTATTGAGTTTGACCAAGAACTATTTGGTACAGACGAACAGTACACCCTTAATAAAGTGTCTGAAGTTTATAAGATGGGTGAGGATTTCTACAAACAGAACCGTGAAGAAATAGATGCTAAACGCATGGCTAAATCACCAGCCATGAAGAAGGCTAAGAATGCCTATGATAATGGCATGAAGCCTAACGAAGCACTTAACGGAACAAAGCGTCAGTGGATGCGTTCTGTTGTGGTCCGTGCAAGAGAGATACTAGCGCAACAGGGCATCAATGTTACATCGGCAGACCTTCAGGCAATCCTTTGGTATCCTGAGAAAGACTTGTACGACAAACTTGGTAATGACGGGTCAGGTGCAGATAGACTTAATCAATCATATGAAGATAGCTTTGGAGAATTAATAGATGGCGAAACAGGGATACGCACCGTGGACGGAAGAGGCAGATTTGACTCTGTCCGAGAATCTATCAGACAAGAAGATAGACAATCTCGTAGAGGCACTGGTGGAACTGGCGGACAGGAAGCATCAATTAGGCTCGGAAGGGACTACAGAACGACAGAAGGGATGAAGCGTGTTCTTGCTGACCCTGCAAGAGATAATGTTGGTCGCAAGTTCTTTAATGTATTACGTCCGTTCACAACAAAAGAAGGTAGGAAACAACAGTTCAATAGGTTTATTGACTCTGCGGTACACGGACTGAGGCCGATTGGTGATAGGGAGATAAGACTTTCCGCCGCAAAGTACGGCGTAAAAAGATATCTGCCTTTTGCAGAAGGTGCCTTTAAGATTGCTGAGTTTGCACAACAGCGGTCTGGAAGAATGCAACAGTTTATAGAACACGGCCCGCCAGTTCTCGGTGCTGAAGGTGAGATAACTATTGACAACTCAATAGGTGGACTGCGTCAAATATTTTCACCAGTAGGGACTGGCAAAAAATATGCACAGTTTATGATGTATGTGTATGCAAAACGCGCACAAAGACTTAAATCAGAGGGCAGAGAGAACTTGATGTCAGACGCTGACATACAAGAAGGTCTAAGCTACGGCGCACAAAACCCAGAGTTTGACAGAGTGTATGGAAACTATAACGCATTTAACGAAAAGGTTATGCAGTTTATGGTGGACACTGGTGCTATTGATTTAGAAACAAAAAGAAAGCTTACAGGGACAACTGATTACATACCTTTCTATAGAATTATAGAAGATGAAATGTATACTGAAGGTTTCTTTGGGCGGATAAAGAAGGCCAAGGAAGGCACATACGGAACAACTTCTGCTTTTGACAACCCGGAAGCGCAAATTAAATCTGCGATTAACAAGTTAAAGGGTGGTGAAGAGAAGATAGGTGACCTGTATGAAAATGTTTACAAAAATGTTAATGCGTTGGTTAACGCTGGATATCAAAACCTAGCCACACAAAGAATTGTAAAACTAACAGAAGAAATGAAACGTCAGGGTTTGTATGATGAGGTTGACCAACCCCGACACATAACTTCTTCTGAAGCTACAAACAACAACAACCACCTTACCTATAGGGAAAACGGGAAGACTAGGTTTTATGATGTGGGTAGTGATGGTGAACTACTTCAGGCAATGAGGTCATTTACACCTGTACAAATGCAAGGAATATTTGCTCGTATGCAGGACGTAGGTCGTTTCTTTAGAAGCGCAATTACAATGACCCCACCATTTATGTTAGCTAACTTTTTACGCGGCGATATGGCTGGTTATGTGACGGTTGATGCACCAATACGTCCTATAGTTGATAGTGCAATCGGACTAAAGAACGCTTTAAAAGACACAGAAACAGTCCAAGAAATGAAAACTTTGGCTGGCTTTGGTGGTTACACATTTGGAGATAATAAAGACTTCTCCAAAAAAATGAAGCGGTTCTATCGAAGACATCAGGGCTATGAAATCATAGACTCTGACAAAAAGTTAGAGGCTATGATGCAGTTTGCCCTAGATAAGGGTGCGGATTTAATTGATGCGATTAACACAGGTGGTGAAGCCACGGAGAACGCAACAAGAGAGGGTATATACAGGCGACTTAGAGACTCTGGAATGTCCAAAGCTGACGCCGCTTATGAAGCTTTGAACCTTATAAATTATAGTCGAAAGGGGAATCCTAATGATGCACTTGGCATGACAATAGCCACACTGGTTCCCCTTGTTCCATTCTTAAATGCAAGGCTTCAGGGTTTGTATAGAACTGGTACTGCATTTGGTGTGGAGGCTGACGCTAAAAGCACAATAAGAAAAGGCATGGGGATGTTTGCACTATCAATGGCATACTATGCGGCGGCATCATCACATGACGAGTGGGACCAAGAACCCCTACACAGAAAACTTAATTACTATATCTTCTATATAGGTGACAAAAAGTTTCTTCTTCCTAAACCATTCGAGATTGGCGCAATCTTCTCCACAATACCCGAACTTATCATTGACGGAATAAGAAAAAGAGATGGACAACTAGTTGCTGAAGGTGTGAAACAAACTCTTTTAAACACCTTCTCGTTCAACCCTATCCCTCAGGCAATAAAACCTGTTGTCGAGGTGGCCACAAACCGCGACTTTTTCCGTGGTCGTGAATTAGAAAGTATGGGTGTTCGTGGATTACCCACAAAGCAGAGGGCATATTCAAACACATCTGAGTTCGCTAAGATGGTGGGTAACATTAGTCAATATTTAGGCATCAGTCCTATTGAAGTAGAACAACTTATCAATGGTTATATTGGTTCTATGGGTCAATATCTTTATGCTGGTATGGATGCTATACTTGGGGCGTTTGGTGCCATACCATCTAAGCCATCTGGTGTCTTTGGAGATAGTATACCAGCAGACTTTGCTAATGTTTTAGGTCTGTCTCGGTTTGTAAAACCGCAAGGAACTGACCCAGCAAACCAGTACATGACTGACTTCTACGAATTAAAACGAGAGGCTGACGAAGTTGTTCGTGGCATCAACAGGTTGCGAGAGGAAGGTAACTATGAGGAAGCCAGAGATATGCGGTCAGATAATCGTGGCCTTATATCTGTGAGGTCAACCCTCAACAAGATGTATCAACAGTTAAACAATCTAAGTGATAGAATATCTGGAGTTCGTGCGTCCGGCGAAGACCCGGATACCAAACAAAAACGTATTGACCAGTTAATACGACAAAGAAATAGGGTGGTAAAAAGGATGGTAAAGATAAAGGAAAGAATAAGAAGGTTACAATAATGTTTTACGCATCATTGTTATTTTGTTGGATATCTCTTAACGGTCCACAGTGCGTTGTAGCAGAGGACTCACTGGGTCCATACAAAGAAATAGCACAGTGTCAGGAACGCATTGAGGATATGTCCGAAAGGATACTTGAAGAGATGCCGTTCGCAGAAGTCCGTGGCTCTAAGTGTGATAGAGGTGGAGACAGCGGTGTATATAAAGGGTTTAGTGAATTTACATGAGCCGCCAACCGCAAAGAGTAAATGAAAATACTGAGGTAGCCTTACCGCTTAGAAACATAATCAGCATGGTTGCGGCGGCAAGCCTAGCAACTTGGGCATACTTTGGTTTAATAGAACGACTCAATACACTTGAGACAAATCAGACCATGATGAAGTCTGACCTAGAACAGAACACAGACTTCAGAATTAAATGGCCCCGTGGTGAGATGGGTTCACTGCCAGCGGACTCAGAACAGTTCATGCTTATAGAACACTTGGCTGGTGAGTTAGAAAAACTACAGAGTCAAATAGAAAATGGTCAAGCACCCTATGACCAACAACAGAAACTAACACTGGACTTCTTTGAGAAACGCATAACAACCATAGAAGGTAACATAGAGAAGATGAGAAATGGTGGTTGAGTTAACATTTGTTTTGCTGTTGGTAATGAGTGGTGAGAAGGTGGAATATACCCCTTACCAGTCATTATCAGAATGTTTGTCGGTCAGAAGAAAGATAAAAAGAAACACTGGCTCTGACGAGAAGTGGTCGTGCAAAGAAATGAAAGTCAAAATGAATGAAGACGGTAATATACTGGAGTTAATGGAAGAATGATACAGGCTATACTACCCATAGTGGGTGACCTAGCTGGCTCTTGGCTAAAGGGAAAGGCCGAAGAAAAAGCCGCTGTCGCCAAGACAAAGATTGCAAAGGCTGAAGCCGAAGCAGAGATTATGAAAGTAGCCGCCACCAGCGAAGCAAGCTGGGAAAAGGTAATGGCAAAGGGTTCGGTAAACTCGTGGAAAGACGAGTGGTTAACGGTGCTTTTTAGCATCCCCCTTATACTAGCCTTCTGTGGTGATTGGGGTAGGGAGATAGTAGCTAACGGTTTTGCCGCATTGGAAGCTATGCCTGAGTACTATCAGTACACCTTAGGAGTTATTGTATCTGCGTCATTTGCAGTGCGTTCAGCAACAAAATTTTTTGGTAAGAAATAATGGTTGATTGGTGGAAAAGATGGCTTCAGTTTAACGTCACAGCCAAGCTAACTATGATTGCTTCTGTAGCTATGTCATGGAGATGTGCTGAATGGTTTATGAATCTTGAAGACCCAACAACACAGCAGTCGGCGTTCGTATCTGTTATAATGGGTGTTATGACAGGTGTGTATGGTATCTATTTAGGAAGAGAATCGAGAGGAAAATAACGTGGATAGACGAGTCAAAGCTAAAGTAAAGAGGGTTGCGTCTGGTTTGCGTAAAGCATCAAGGAAACATGCAAGACAGGCAAAGACCTTAACGTCCGTGCTAAAAAAGAAGAAGAAGTGATATGGTATTTGACCATTCACAAAGAACAACAGCTAGTCAGGCGCGGCGCAATAGGTTAAAAAGATATTTCGATTTCGGAAGACTGAAGAATAGAAGGCGCAGAGTGCCTTACAAGTCACCAGTCAGGAGAGAAGAAGATGGATATAGAATTACTAAGGGAAGAACTGACACTAGATGAAGGGTGTAAGGAAGAGATATACCTCTGTTCAGAAGGACACCCTACATTTGGAATCGGTCATTTAATAGTGAGGGGTGACCCTGAGTTTGGTAAAGACTTGGGAACAAGTGTAGCCTTTCACCGTGTTAAAGAAGTTTTTGAACAGGACATAGCAACATGCATAGCAGATTGTACACTAATATTCAAAGGCTGGGACGATTATCCAGAAGAAGCGCAGAGATGTTTTGCGAACATGTGCTTTCAACTTGGGAG